GTCTTCCTAGCGGAATTACTGTAACTGAATTTCTAGTTGTATAATGAGCAAATCTAAAGGGCTTGGTGATTCAATTGAAAAAGTTACTAAAGTTACTGGAATTAAAAGTGTAGTAGATAGAGTCGCAGAGGGTTTAAATATCCCCTGCGGCTGTTCTGCTCGCAAAAATAAATTAAATAAAATGTTTCCTTATAAATAATGGCTTTTAAACTTAATACACCTCCATATAATTTAGACAATACGCCTATATATAATGTAGATTTAGGTGATGATGTATTAGGCAAAGCTAACAATAATGGAACTATATTAATAAATAAAAATTTAGATCCATCTAAAACTAAAAAAGTTGTTGATCATGAAATGGTTCATATTGATCAATTTAAAAGAGGTGATTTAGATTATGATGATAATAATGTTTACTGGAAAGGTAAAACATATTCTAGAAGTCAAATGCAGGAAGGCGCTAAAAATCTTCCTTGGGAAAAAGAAGCTTACAACAAAGCTTAAATTATGTTAAAATTATTATTAGGCCTACTAAAAGGTGGCGATGGCAGAAAGTCAGTAGCCGGTAACCTAGCGTGGGAAATAAGAGAAGCAATTAAGGGTAAAGAATTAGACCCTAATGAAATAATAGAATTGCAAACTAAAATAAATGAAATTGAAGCCGGCCATAGAACAGTGTTTGTTGCGGGCTGGCGGCCATTTATAGGATGGGTTTGCGGAGTAGCATTAGCATATAACTTCGTAATAAGAGATTTATTTATTTGGATAACAAAAACAACCGACGCTCCTCCGGCATTACAAATGGAGCATTTAATGACAGTCTTATTAGGAATGCTTGGTCTTGGTGGATTAAGAACCTTTGAGAAAATAAAAGATAAAGTAAAATAATTTAATTAAATTTAATCAAATGAGTACAAAAGAAAAAAAAGTAACAGAAGAGCAATTAGCTAAAATTAAAGAGCAACAAGTAACAATGAACAATAAGCTACGAGACATTGGGCTTGTTGAAAATCAAAAGCATGTATTATTGCATGAATACGCCGGGCTTGAACAAGATATGGAAGCCTATAAAAAAGAGTTAGAAAAAGAATATGGTGCTATTAGCATTGATCTTGAAACAGGTGTTTATAAAGAAATAGAAAACACCGAAGAAAAAGAAAAGTAAAATGAGTAGTGTTATAAGAAAGATCAGCATCGGTTCTGATTATAAAAATGATGCTATGCATTACTCTGTAGGCCAAGAGGTATATGGAGGACACAAAATAGCTTATATCATATTCGAAGATACTGATAGTTCTTATAATATTTTTATAAAAAAGAATAATGAGGTGTTACCTTGGAAAAAATTTAATTCTAATATGGCAATTTCTGTTGAATATAATTTAGAATATGAATAGTATCTACGATTTTATCGTTGAGCCTATTGGAGAAAGATATAATAATACAACCAAAATAAATAATAAAGATTTAATATTAAATTGTAATATAGAATCGTTTAAGTTTATAAATAAACTTGCTAAAGTTATATCTATACCAAAAGCTTACAATACCGTTATAAAAGAAGGTGATGAAATCATAATTCATCATAATGTTTTTAGAAGATATTATGATATAAAAGGTAAAGAAAAAAATAGCAGTAAATATTTCAAAAACAATCTTTACTTTTGTCAGCCAGATCAAGTGTATCTTTACAAAAAAAGCAATAAATGGCATTCATTTATGGATAGATGTTTTGTTAAACCTTTTTTAAATAATGATCCTACAAGCTTAGAAAAAGAGCAAAAGCATATTGGTATACTAAAATATGGCAATAGCCTGTTAAAAGCGCTTAAAATCAACCCAGGTGACGTCGTAGGCTTTACTCCTAATAGTGAATGGGAATTTATAGTAGATAATGAGCGTTTATATTGTATGAAATCTAATGATATTGTTATTAAGTATGAATGTAAGAAAAACCAAACTGAATATAATCCAAGCTGGGCAAAAAGCAGTTGAGGAATTAATTAAAGTGGCAAAAGAAGCTATTGTAGATTCAGAAGATGATATATCAGCAGATAGATTAAAAAATGCAGCAGCTACAAAAAAATTAGCAATATTTGATGCATTTGAAATACTTACTAGAATAGAAACTGAAGAAAAATTATTAGAAGATAAATCTAGTAGCCAAAAAACTTTTGGAGGTTTTGCTGAAACAAGATCAAAATAATGTATAAGCAAACGTTATATTCGGTTATATCTGATTATGTAAAGCCAAATATATTAAAGAAAAAAAACAAACAAAAAAGCTGGGAATACGGGTACAACAAAGAGCATGATTTAGTAATTATAAGTAAAACAGGTGAGCTCGGCAAAGTATATGACATTCAAGGCTTAAAAATAGGTCTACCATTAATACATAAATGTTTTAAAAGATCAAATAAAAAAGCTGAACAATATTGGCAGAAATTTGATTACCCTAAACAATTAAAAAAAATTAAAAGTGTTTTTGACTGGAACAATTATCCAGACAATTTTAAAGAACAATGGTACGATTATATAGAAAATGAATTTAAATATAGAGAAGAAGGGTTTGCGTTTTATAATAACGGCAGCGAAACTTACATTACTGGTACTCATTACATGTACTTGCAATGGACTAAAATTGACGTTGGGGCCGCTGAATTTAGAGAATCAAATAGGTTATTCTACATTTTTTGGGAAGCCTGCAAGGCGGATAGTAGATGTTACGGAATATGCTATCTCAAAAACAGACGGTCTGGGTTTAGCTTCATGGCATCGAACGAAACTGTTAACCAAGCTACAATATCAAGCGACGCAAGATTTGGGATTTTATCAAAAACCGGGGCTGATGCCAAAAAAATGTTTACCGATAAAGTTGTTCCCATATCAACCAATTACCCTTTTTTCTTCAAGCCCGTCCAAGACGGTATGGATCGCCCAAAAACAGAGCTTGCTTACCGAGTGCCCGCCTCTAAACTAACTCGGCGCAAGATAGAAGTAGGCGAACAATTAGCGGATATTGATGGGCTTGACACTACAATCGACTGGAAAAATACAGGCGATAACTCGTATGATGGAGAAAAGCTGAAGCTTTTAGTCCATGATGAATCTGGCAAATGGGAAAGACCAGATAATATAATTAATAACTGGAGAGTAACAAAAACAACACTAAGATTAGGAAGTAGAATTGTAGGCAAATGTATGATGGGCTCTACTTCTAATGCTTTAGATAAAGGAGGCGAAAACTTTAAAAAATTATACGAAGGATCAGATGTTACAAAGAGAAACCGCAATGGACAGACTAGCTCAGGATTATATTCTTTGTTTATACCTATGGAGTGGAATTACGAAGGATTCATTAATATGTTTGGATTACCTGTATTCGACACACCAAAAAAGCCGGTCAAAAGTATTGACGGGACTGAAATAGAAACAGGTGTAATTGATTATTGGATGAACGAAGTTGATGGATTAAAAAAAGATCAAGACGCTTTAAACGAATTTTATAGACAATTTCCCCGGACTACTCAGCATGCATTTAGAGATGAAACAAAACAATCTTTATTTAATCTAACTAAGATTTATGAACAGATTGATTATATTGAAGAAACAAAATACACGGGCCTTATAACACAAGGTAATTTTCAATGGCGAGGTGGAGTAAAAGATTCTGTAGTAGAATTCTATCCTAATAATAATGGAAGATTTTTTATTTCATGGATTCCGCCTCAAAGTATGCAAAACAGGTCTATATCTAAAGGTAATTTAAGATACCCAGCTAATGAGCATTGCGGTGCTTTTGGTTGTGATAGTTATGATATATCAGGCACGGTAGATGGGCGCGGATCAAAAGGGTCTTTACATGGGCTTACTAAATTTACGATGGAAGATATACCACCTAATCATTTCTTTTTAGAATATATTTCAAGACCTGATAATGCTGAAATATTTTTTGAAGATGTATTAATGGCATTAGTGTTTTATGGTATGCCGTTGCTTGCGGAAAATAATAAACCAAGATTATTATATTATTTAAAAAGAAGAGGATATAGAGGCTACTCAATGAATCGACCAGATAAAGTTTATAATAAATTATCTATTACAGAAAGAGAAATAGGCGGAGTACCTAACTCAAGTGAGGATATGAAGCAAGCTCATGCGGCCGCTATAGAATCGTATATTGATGCTCATGTAGGTTTTAATGGCGAAACACATGGGGATTTGTATTTTACACGTACCTTAAATGATTGGTCTAAATTTAATCTTAACAACAGAACAAAGCACGATGCATCCATAAGTTCTGGCCTAGCTATAATGGCTTGTAATAAAAACAAATATGCTCCGGTAGCTAAAAGAACATTTCAACCGGTAAATTTAGGAATAAGAAGATATAATAATGATGGAGTTACATCAAAAATAATTTAAATACATGATTAATACTAACTATAACAGTTCATTCCCAGATCAGGTAGTACCTGATTCAGTAAAGAATAGTTATGACTATGGTATCCAAGTAGGGCGGGCTATAGAAAACGAATGGTTTAGACAAGACATCGGAGGCGATAGGTATTTACAAAACTTTCAAAATTATCATAGATTAAGATTGTATGCTAGAGGTGAACAGCCTGTGCAAAAATATAAAGACGAATTATCTATAAATGGTGATTTGTCTTATTTAAATTTAGATTGGAAAATAGTACCTGTTATACCTAAGTTTGTAGATATTGTAGTTAATGGTATGACTGATAAAGGTTATGAAATAAAATCTTTTGCTACTGACCCATTTGCATTAAAAGAAAGAACTGATTTTGCTTTCAATGCTATTAGAGATATAGAAAATAAAAATTTAATAGAACAATTTAAAGAGTTAACGGGCGAAGACATTTATGCATCAGCTCAGCCTGAAAAATTGCCGGCTTCTCAAGAAGAACTTGATTTATATTTACAATTAAATTATAAACAAAGTGTTGAAATTGCTGAAGAAGAAATTATTAAAAATGTTTTTTCTTTTAATAAATATGATGAAATCCAGCGCAGAATTGCTTATGATTTAGCTGTTTTAGGTATTGGAATATCTAAAACTAATTTTAATTTATCAGAAGGTATTACAGTAAATTATGTAGATCCAGCTAATGTAGTTTATTCTTACACTGAAGATCCAAATTTTGACGATATATATTATGTAGGCGAAGTTAAAAATTTAAGTTTATCAGAAGTAAAAAGATTATATCCTCAGCTTACAAATGAAGATTTAGAAGAAATACAAAAATATAAAGGGCCTAGCAATTATAGTAATTATACAAGAAACTATAAAGGGCAAGATGACAATAATTTAATATCTGTGTTATTTTTTGAATACAAA